CGGATTGACGAAGGCACACTGACAACTCTTGAAAGGTCTCTCGGCAGTTATGCTTCTGCTGGACAACTACAACAGCGACCAATGCCCAAAGGTGGTGGTATCTTAAAAGCTGAGTGGTGGGTGCCATGGGACAAGCATGAGTTGCCAGACATTGAATATGTCTTGCAGAGTTGGGACACAGCCTTCAGCACCAAAGAGAAATCATCTTATTCGGCTCGGACAACTTGGGGTGTCTTTAAGATGAATGGCCAGATAAATGCTATGGTCTTAGAGATGTGGTTTGATCGTGTTAGCTATCCTGAGCTGAGAAAGCTCGCACAAGAGGCCTATAATGATTGGGAGCCAGATGCGGTTCTCATCGAGAAGAAGGCTTCTGGCCAGTCTTTGTTGCAAGATTTACGCATGGCAGGTGTCCCAGTTCTTGAGTATATGCCTGACCGAGACAAGCAAGCTCGTGCTCATGCAAGCTCTGCTCTTTTGGAAGACGGAAGAATTTTCTTTCCATCTGACAAGAAGTGGGCTAAAGATTTAATTGATATCTGTGCAGCCTTCCCTGCAACCGACAATGATGACATTGTTGACACATGTACACAGGCATGGTTAAGGCTTCGCAAAGGCTGGTTCGTTACACACTCGAATGATTTTGACGAAGATGATTATGAGGAAAGAAGAAGGATAACATTGTATGGCTAGAGAACCAGTTGTGATTCAACAACCATTGGCTCCCTTTGCGGAGACTGCTCCTGCGGACGATCTGCAAGTTGAAGAGATCGGCGATGATGTTCTCATAGGAGACCCAGAGCTAGACAATATTGAAGAGGAAGACACGAACTTCGGTGCCAACTTGGCAGAGGAAATGTCTGACAAAGAGCTTACCAAAGCAGCCTCCTCTCTAGTTACATATTACAATAATGACCGTGAAGCTCGATCCGAGTGGGAAGAGCGTTACAAAAAAGGCCTGAAGACTCTTGACCCAGATGGTGGCATGGAAGAGTCAGAAGACGAGCGTGCGACTCGTGGCCTGAGCGTTGTCGTTCATCCAATGATCGCAGAGGCTGCAACCCAGTTCAACGCTAAAGCTATTGCAGAGCTATATCCTAGTGGTGGCCCCATTAAGACGGTTATTGTCGGTGATCCGAATGAGGAGCTTGAAGAGCAAGCACGCAGAGTTCGGGAATACATGAACTACCAGATCACGCAGGAGATGCCAGAGTATTTCCCTGACCTTGATCAAATGTTATTCCATCTCCCGTTAGTTGGCCAGACATTCAAGAAGGTGTGGTGGGACACTAACATGGATCGTCAGTGCAGCCAGTTCGTTAAGGCTGAAGACTTCGTTGTCGCACCAGAGAGCAAAGACTTATACACATCGCCACGTTACACCCACATCATCCGTATCCCAAAAAACGATTACAACCGATATGTGCAGTCTGGCTATTACCTTCAGACCGACGATAAAGGTGGCGACATTGATCCTTCGGGAGATGTTATTGGTGAGATCGAGGGTGTTGATCAATATGGCGACGACTCGCAGGATCAGGTAATGACTCTGCTGGAGATGCATGTCTATGACAACTTCGAAGAAGACACAGACGACGACGATGATAATGCAGTCGGCATACCTTATGTTGTAACAGTTGATTATGATAATGAGAAAGTTGTAAGCATTCGCCGCAACTGGCGAGAAGATGACGAGCGCAAGATCCGCAGGGATTGGTTCGTGTCTTATAAATTTCTTCCTGGATTGGGCTTTTATGGCTTTGGATTATATCATCTTATTGGTGGATTGGGTAAAGCGGCAACTGGATCCTTACGAGCTTTGCTTGACAGTGCAGCCTTTAGCAATATGCAAGGTGGCTTTAAGTTAAGAGGCAGAGTCTCAGGTGGAGAGGTTCAAGTAAATCCAGGAGAGTTTGTCGATCTAGACGCAACTGTTGACGATGTCAATAAAGCAATTATGCCACTGCCATTTAAAGAGCCAAGCCAATCTTTGTTTAATCTGCTTGGCTTTATTGTTCAGGCGGGACAGCGTTTTGCTAGCACTGCTGATTTGAATGTTGGGGATGTGAATCCAAATGCGCCTGTTGGCTCTACAGTGGCGTTGATCGAGCAAGGAAGCAAGGCCTTCTCGGCAATCCATAAGAGGCTGCATTATGCTCAGGGACAGGAGTTTAAGCTCCTCGCAGACTTGAATGCTGAAAACTTGCCTGAACAGTTTACATTTTCGTTGATAGGAAGCAGTTCTGAGATATTCGCTGCTGACTTTAATGATCGCATTGATATCCTCCCAGTTAGTGACCCCAACATATTCAGCTCATCCCAGCGCATTGCTCAGGCCCAAGCTATTTTGCAGATGGCCCAGTCAGCTCCTGAGATGCACGATATGTACGCAGCATACAAGAGAATGTATGAGGCGATTAGAATACCAAACATTGACGAGATACTAAAGAAGCCTGAAGACGCACCGCGCATGGATCCGATTGACGAGAACATGGCGATAATGTATGGCAAGCCTATAAGAGCATTCATTGAACAAGAACATGAATCGCACATAGCAGTTCACATGCAGTTTATTAAAGATCCATCTCTTGGAGGCAATCCAGGAGCCGCAGCAATGCAGCCTATTCTCATTGCCCACATAGCAGAACACGTTGCGTTACTTTACAGAACTCGCATGGAGGCCAGCGTTGGCGTTCCACTTCCCCCAGTTCCAAACTTCGCTGATAAAGACTTTAAGTTTGAGGACATCAATCCAGACCTTGACAGGCTCATTAGCCAGCGTGCTGCGCAAGTTGTTCAAGAAGCTCCGCAGATGAAAGCAATTACTGCTATCCAGCCAGAGGGCCAAGGCCAACAACAGAACCCATTGCAATATGCACAACAACTCGCTCAACTCGAAGCTGAAGCACTCAAACTTAGGACGCAAGCCCAAATCGCTACAGACCAAGCTAAAGCACAGTCCTCAATGGAAATTAAAAAGGCTGAAGCTCAGCAAAAAATGCAAATAGATGCAGCCAAGGCTCAAGCAGACTTGCAATCTAAAGTGATGAAGCTAGAGGCTGAGTTGCAATTAGAGCGAGAGAAGAGTGCGGCTAAAATGCAAATCGAGGCTATGAAAAATGGATGAGATACTGGCATCAATCGGGCCAATCAATCCTTCAGCTTTTAGTGGGGGATCTCAAGGTGCTCCTCAGCAACCGCAACAACCTCCATTCGACGCAAGCCAATACTTAATGCAAAGAATGATGCAATTGAAACAAGGAAAGCTTGGCGCATTGGGTAATGTTATCGCTGCAATGCCACAGCCCAACGAGATGCAACCCCAGCAAGGAGTGACAGCAGCATGAATTATGGAGCCTTAAAGTCTATTCCTAAGAGCACAACGATTAATGGTCAGCCACACCAATTAAGTTATATTAACCCAGAGGAAGCTACGTTGCTAAAAAGCATGGGTGGATCTGGAAGAATTGTAAATGGCATTCCTGCTTATGATTGGGCTACCTCAGGTTGGAATCCATCGAATTGGGGAGGGAGCAGTTCAACAGACACCTCTACCTCTACTTCTAGCTCTGATGATAATGATGATAAAGGCGTTTTTGAAAAAGTATGGGATTATGGTACAGATGTTTTAACAGAAATTGCAACTCTTGGCACATATGATACAGATACTTTTAACAAAACAGAACCTTCTAACTCATATGTCACTGATGCTGGAACTGCAGTTGTAAACTTTATCACAGATACTGCCACAGAGATAACAACTGGCGGCGATGCAGTAACAGAAACATATAATCAAGTAAAAACTGAATTCTTTGACGCCTTTGGCAATTCATATTCAACTCAGGCCGAAGCCTCAGCAGCTGACACAAAAGCAGAGCAGCTATCTACAGCTGGCAATGCTGGAGTAGCAGTTGAATATACAAGCACAAACCTGCCAGTCTTTTACGACAATTCTGGATTTGCTCATTCAACTTTGGCTGGAGCTATAAGTGCCAACGAGACAGAGTCTCTTAATACAGCTCTTAATACAGGAACAATGCAAGGCCCATTCAACGAGCAATTAGGACTTACATTCGTTGACTCCAGAGGATTGTTCCACACTTCCCAGTCCGATGCTGACGCAGCGAATGGCGCATATGTGATACAAGACAGCGCAACAAGTGCAGCCTCTTCAGGTTCTGATGAGGTCAGCGACTACATTGACAGATTTGGAATGACTGGATTAGAGGACAGATTCTTAGTTGGTAGAATAAATCCAAACACAGGCCTGCCATATGTTGCGAATGATACAAACATAGTTAATTCTTTAGACGCAGACACTATACCTTATTCCCCAGATGGATACACAGACGCAGAAATACAACTATTCGGTGGCGACCCATACCAGACCACCGAGAACGGTATTGTTCAAACAGACAATGCTTTCCGAGACCCAACAACCGAAGGCGATGGGCAGCATGGCCAGACCTTTACAGACGACGAAGCTGTTGAGCTCGCAGTTATTGAAGACGGAGTGGTCGTTGACGATGTCGGCTCTATAGATGCTGCATCTTTCATGGACAATGACCAGCCTAGAATGCGGGACGTTTATTCAACCAGACCAACTTATGGTGATTTTTATGGTGGACGCTCTGGAGGCATCTGGGACAGATTCAGAGGCAGCTATCTAACAAGATTCGGCCAGCCGACAGAAGGCATTGACGAGATGGTTCGGGTTGTTACAGCGGCAGACGGGAGCAAGCTCTATTACGGTGCTGATGGAGCCTTGTTGAATCCTGACTCTGTTGGGGCAATAAGAACAGGCGGAGATCCGACCACTATACAAATTGGCGAGGAGCAGGTCTTGGTTGGCCAGCAAGAAATCGGTGCTGATGGAGTCTTGGCTGGGACAACTTATACTCCTGATTACAATGCAATATCCGACGAAGAATTATTCAACTATCAATAAGGAGGCTATCATGGCTGAAAACGACCAGAGCGAACAAATCAACAGACTGTTAGCCCAACTCAGAAAAGAAGAAGGGGCTGCAATATCTCAAGGCGAAAAGGCTTACATGCTTGAGCCAGGAGAGGGAGCCTCTGATCAACAAAGGATGGCTGCTAAAAAAGAATTTGACAGTTATATTAGTTCTGGCCAAGGCGAGCAAGACTTTAGGAGCTCCTTGGTTAAACAATATCCTAACGAGGCAGAAGCCTTCCGCGAAGCAACTAGGCAAGAGTCTGGTGCAGCAATTGCTGATAG